ATGGCTTCATTTAGACAACGCAACGATGCATGGCGAGCCGAGATAAGTGTAAACGGAATTCGCGAAAGTGCAACTTTTGATACAAAAGCACAGGCTAGGGCTTGGGCCTCAAAACGTGAGACTCAATTACGCGAACAGTCACATGGAAAACTTCCGGACCATTTATTTTTAGAAGCAATTGAACGCTATCTTAATGAAGTAAGTATAAAGAAGAAAACTCATGAGAATGAAGTAAAGCGAATGGCTTTCTTTAAACGTGAGTATAAGAAATTATGCCAAAAACAGTTGTCAAAAGTTACCACTGACGATTTAGTCCAGTGGCGTGACTCCCGGTTAAAAGAGGTGCAGGGCGCTACTGTCAGACGTGAAGCAAATATTTTAGCTTCCTTATTTACTGTTGCTCGCAAAGAATGGAAATGGATTAAAGAGTCGCCTATGGCCGACTTGACTTTGCCGCCACCTTCGAAACACCGGGATAGGCGAATTACCCAAGATGAAATTGATAGATTATGTCTTGCAGCAAATTGGGATAACAATGTTCCTGTGAATTCAACTCAGCAAATCATTATTGCATTTCTTTTTGCGATTGAGACAGCTATGCGTGCTGGTGAAATTGTTGGCTTGACTTGGGATCGTGTTTATTTAAAAGATAGATACCTAGTTTTAACTGAAACAAAGAATGGTACTAAACGAAATGTACCACTATCTAAGCGTGCAGTTGAGTTGCTGACTTTATTAAAAGGTCTTGATAAAAAGCAGGTCTTTACTTGTAATTCCCAAAGCTTTGATACGCTTTGGCGTAAATTGAGAGATAGATGTCAAATCACTGACTTGCACTTTCATGACACACGCCATGAAGCTTGTACACGCCTTGCAAGGAAATTAGAAGTTTTAGACTTGGCCCGTATGATTGGGCATAAAGACTTAAGAAGCTTGATGGTCTATTACAATGCTACTGCAAGCGAAATTGCAACGAGGCTTGATTAGCCCCGTTTACGTGGTCTTCCTTTCTTTGGCTCATCATCCGATTGTTCATTCAACCAGTTTGATAGCTCTGCCAAGTTCCAGCGTCTTCCTTGACCGCACTTAATAACATAGCGCGGTTTAGGGAAGGTTGGCAGGCAGCAAACTGCTGCCTTAAAGTGTACGTCTCGATATCCCAAGAACTCAGCAGCTTGAGAATCATTTAGCCAAATATCTGAAGGTGGTAACGCTACAACAAAGTTACTACCAATATTTGCAATCGCTGTCATTTCACCCCTCCTTACTTTCCGCTTTTCTAAAATCAGTGCCTTCTGGATCTATCCCAAAATATTCACAAATTTCTGTAGCTTTTGTCGCACCTGGCCCATGTCTGGATACATGAACCCAATTCAAAACGTACTTTGGCTTTTTACTATTCATGAGAGCCATTAGATAAAGTTGCTCAAAGTTAAATTCACTCATCCCTCAGCTCCCGATTCGCTTGCTTCTAACATCTTCAAGTTTTCTGCAACTGCATTTTCAGCTTCGGCTTTTGAAGCGAATTGAAGAATTTCAAAGTTATCTTCATCTTTATAGATATTTGCAAAATATACTTTTGTTGAATCAGTACGTTGCCATTTTTGCAACTCAAGCACTTCTCCCTTATCTATTTCAATGTCATATTCGAAAGGGCAATCAACTACATAATCTGAGCCTTCCAAATAATATGTATCTGTAAGCTTTTGTTGAGTATCTGGCACCGCCTGATCATTATCAATCTGTGCATACAAATCTTGTCTTTCATCAAGCAATTCAGTGATTCGATCTTGAAGACGACCAATCTCAAAAGATTGTTGCACCGCCTGAGCTTTGGCTTTTTCTAGCTCTGCATCACGATGCTTTGCACATCTAAGCCAAGCATCCCAACGGCTATTCATGTTGCTTATTTCTTTCTGAGCAATGTCAGAAGGATTGTTTGATCTAGTCATAAACAGTTCATGCTCATGACTAAAAATAATGTCTCTTCTTCCTTTGTAATATTGGAAGGTGTTCAGAAAAGCCTCTCTTTCCTTATTCAAATCTGTCATGCTGCTGCTCCTTAGCTCGGTCTTTTATTGAATTTGTCGAACGTTTGCATGAACTGATCAACACTAAATTGAATTGTTTTCTTGGCATTGTGCGGTTCAAATTGAGCAGCATATAGAGCCATACCAAGCCACATTACTGAGAATGTGAAAACCTTTGCTGAGTCTTTATCTTGGCTATTCATTTCATCAACCATAGGGCTAATAATCTTCTTAAAGATTTCCTCAGCGATTTGGTCAGAGGTACCGCTAATTGTGTTTAATTCAATTTTTTTCATGCTGCCGTCTCCATATACTTATCTGCCAAATCATGCATTAGTAGGTTTCCTGAACCTGACTCATACCAAATACCTAATTGGCCGTTTAATCTAAATCTCAAAAGTTCGTTTTGTTCTGTTTTACTAAAAACATCAGCACCTTGGTCAACTAGCCAGTTTGAGAAATCCTCAAACTTAGATGGCAGAAGGGCTAGGCGATTCTTATAGCTTCGGTTACTTCCATACCGGCTTCTTAATATTTGCCAGTCGTTCATGCTGCCACTCCTAATTTTGGTTTCCAATATTTAGCAAAGTCAGCTACTTCACGAACAAGAGCCTTAACATCTGATTCCATGTTTTGATATGAGTGCTGGTGTAATTCGTGGTAGCTCTTAATTTTTACTTCTGTTAAACCATCCACAACTTTATCTAAGCCTGAGTGTTCAAATACTTGGTACTTAAAGTTGTCGTATTGCTTAACTAATAAATATGCACGCCACTGGAATGCATCCATATATTTATCTGGATCAAAGGCAGCAGTAAGCTTGTGGTCAATTAGCTTTGAACTAGTCTCAGCATCGATTTTTGCAACCAAATCAACATCATCAAAAATCCGTGTGACATACTTTTGTTCACGAACATCACCAAGTTCTAGAGTCCCGTCTAGGCCTTCACTAAACAAAAAGTTAAACCCCATTTCTTTTGTGACTTCATAATTAAGATCATGTTCAAGAAGGGCATGAAAAGCTGTGCCGCACTTCATTGCCATATTCTGCGTCTTTCCTAAGAACAACTCTTTAGCGAGTTCCTCTGAGGTCATATCATCATTCGATATGCCCCAAAGGTAGCTATCGAGCATAGTTGTCGATAGCCTAATAATCATGCTGTTTGCTCCTGAGGCTGAACACTAGTAAATGTCTTGGTTTGCCCGTCATAAGCAAATCCATATTGTCTAGCTTGCTCAACAGCTTTGTTCCACATCTGGCGAACAAATACATGACCTTGTGGAAGTTTGGCTTTAAGCTCTTCAAAGTCTTCAAGTGATTCGGCAGCAAGCACTTCTGAATCCCAATCATCCAATTCTTTTTGTGCTTTAGCCTGAGACTCACTTAGACTATTAATGTGGTTCTTGGCCTGATTTAGAATCGAATCAAGTTGATCTGGTTGTACATCTAAATCATTGAGAATAAGGTTTCCAATTGCTCCTGAGTCTTTCGCGTGAAATGCTGTGCTTGGTGCAAAATAAATAGCTTTTTGGGTTCCTTGTTGCCCTTGATGAGTTGTCATGTATCCCATCATATCTGCAACCTTGTAGGCTTCTTTTTTACTTGCACCTACCATGTCAGGGCGAAAAATAATGTCATCGCCTTTTTTATCTTCGGCAGTATGAGCAAGAAGGATTACATCCTTACCAAAGCTGCGCAAAAGATTAAACCAGTGAGTGAATGTTCTGTTTAGGGTGCCGTAGCCTTGAATTGATAATTCATTTGAATTACGACGGCAGTTTTTTTGATCTTTAACTAGGTGAGCAATGATCACATCAAGCATACGACCAGCTGTGTCTACAATTACTGTGTCATAACCTAAAAGATCATTTGCAGTTAATGATGAAACCTCAGACCAGTTATTAACCTGAACTGTGTCTTTACGGTATTTGCCTGCACGATGTGCGCCTTTATCAAAGTCAAAAAGGATAGGATTCTTAGCCGAGAAAGCTAAAGACGTTTTACCAATACCCGGATCACCATAAATAAAAGTAATTAAGGTCTCTACACGCATTGGCTCTTGAGCTGTAACAATTTTTAGTGCCATTTTCTAATACTCCGTAGACTGGCTTAAATCACATTACGATGTAGCTATAACAAACGGTGCATTGCCCATCGTTACTAACTTGCATCAGATCTTTGCAGCAAAAACACCATTCAAACTTGACGGGCTTTTGCTTCTTCTTGTTCTTTTTAGGAGCTTTCTTTTGCACTGGCGCATTCATAATCTTCTCCTAATTTTTAAAATGGCAACTGCTGAGTAGTGTCTGAATACCGGACTTCAATTTGTCCTTGTGTAGACTCCTCAATTAGCATCTTGAAGTAGGCCATAGCCTCAGCAAGTGTTGTCTCTGTTGCTGAAGCAGGACGACGAATAAGCACATCCATGGCTTCAAGTAGTTTTCTTTTCTCATGTACTTGCATCACACCACTCCCGCTTCTTCATCTGCCAACTCTTCGGCGTAGTATTTAAGCTGCTCGTTTAAGTCAGCCACTTGTGTTGATGTGAGTTGGAATAGAAGGCCGATTGGAGTCTCTACATATTCAGTACCAACAACTTCAACATGTGTGCGGTCATCTACTACTAGTTGATCGTAAAATTGATCCTTACTGTCCTCTGGATTCATAAGAGAACCAACCACACGAACTTGTTTAGTAACATCGGCAACCATCTTGCATTTCAAAGTTGCACAGCCGCTTTCCAGTTCAAATGAAACTGTATTGTCTTTAACTTCAAACTCACCAGACACTTGAAGCATCGGGAAAGAAGGGCACAGCAACTCTGGTTTAAGGGCTAACATATTCATTAGTTAGCTCCTTCCACTTGCACACGCACATACATGTTCTGTTTTGCTTTGAGTTCGTTGGCGTATTGCTCGTCGGCACAGCCTTTTAGGAATGCAAATACAATGAAGGTGATAATCCAGAAAGCTATGAATGCTTTCGAGCCATCCCTAAAGGCTTGGCTAAACTTGTACTTTTCAATTCTTTGATTCATAATCTTCTCACTCATTGAGTAAAAGTCCCTCTCCGTCGAAAGCTAGGGGCTTTTTTGTTTTTACCAGTTTGTGATAATGGCAATGACTTCACCTAAACGAACAACTTTTAATTCACCATCAGAGAGAATCAGGCTGGTGTAGTTTGTTCCTTCCGCTAAAGTTTTAAATTGATTCATACTTATCTCACTCTTTGAGCAAAAGCACGCAGGTTTTAGACGGTCTAGCGTGCTTTTTATTAAGGAATGAGTAAAGAATACTTTACATATTATTTGTTGTAAAGAGTGATTTACAAAATATTGTAAATTACACTAAACATTGTGTTTTAATAGACAAAAGAAAACCCACGCTGGGTGGGTTATTTGGAGTTTATTATGTGTAATGAAAAAGAAGTTGCAGTTATTCCCAAAGGCACTCAAGTTCGAATCATGGGTTGTGCAATCACGCTGGCTGAAGATGCAAAGGTTGAAGCAAATCAATCAGACTTAGATTACATTATTAAAGCTCAAGAGGACTTTAAGAATGGGGTAGGTATTGTTGGTGATATGCCTACCCTATGTCCGTAGCTTTCTGAAGCCAAGATCTTAAGCCATCAGGTAATCCAGTATATGACCAATCACTAACATCTAACTTTAGGACTAGGATCGAATCATCATTATCAGAGTGCGCTTGGAGTGTAATATTTATTTGCTGGGCGTTTAGTTGAGATTGGATTACGTACTGAGACAATGTCCCTTTAATGTATTTTCCGCTTGATACTTTACGAATTCCTTCTTCAAATTTAGCATAGTCCTTCTTTTTGTTAAGGTCATAAGTAACTGTATAAAATGCCATTTATTTTCTCCACCCGATCTGTTGTAAAGACTGTGTCGGGTTCACAGTTTATTAATCTTTGGTTTTATTAATCTTTTGCCCTAGCTTTCCTTCTTTTACCAATTGCACAACCTGCTCATTTGTAAGGACTGGAATAAAGACCTTATCGCCAATATCTTTAGAAAGAATCTTTACTTCTTCAGCGGTTAGCACCAAAGCTTCACCATGTGTTGCAGCATCATTGATGCGAGCAATAATCTGATTGATTGGTAGTTTAGAGTTGTCCATAAGTCTTCCTGTGATTAATGCGAATAAGGATGTTCTTGTCTGTGCTGACTTGGCGGCACGATATCTGTAATAGCGGTAATACTTTCAACCTCGTCCATTTCAAAGAAAAATCGCTCACCACCATTCACAGAAAGCAAACTTAAAACCCCACCATTGATGCCGACAAATTCTTTAATTGTGCATCTTCCATCCTTCAAGCACACCTGAACAAACTCATTCGGCACAAGCTCTGCATCTGGATCGCAAACTACATACCAACCGTTCCGAATTGCTGGAAACATTGAGTCGCCAGTGCCTTTAATACCATAGGCTCTTGGACCCGCTGTATGAGTTGGAACATATCCATCACCTGCGTTCCCATCATATCCCATATCTGTGAAATACCCATCCATACCCATCTTTGAATAGGCTTTAACAGGAACGTATCTTTTTTGAATAGGGAATGGCTTAGTTGGTGTTTGGACAAATTTAACAGCTTCTTCACTATCTGGAATATTGTACTTCTGCTTAAAGGCTTCAATATCAAGAACATTAAGTTGAGAATTATTTTCGCTTGTATGCGTGCTTGTCATTTTGTTGCTTTGACCAGCAAGCCAATCTTTAGATACACCTAAAAATTCAGCTGCTTTAACTAAGTTCGAACCTTCTAATTCTTGAGTTGGACCATTTACCCATAGTCCAACATTAGCTCTGCTCACACCAGCAAATTTAGCCAGTTCAGTATTTTTGAATCTTTTACCAGTTTGAGATTCATAGTGCTTTATAGCTAAAGACATTCGCTCTTGAAGAGTGCTCATAGTGTAGATCTCATGGCTATTGCCATCAACAGAATGTAAAGAAATCTTAACTTTTCACTTGTAAAGCTTGCTAAACTTTTTGTGGTAAAGTAGACTTGACAAAGTAAAGTTGAAATTAGGAATAAATATGCGAATTGAGATGAAAACATCAGATGTTTTGGCTCGGTTCAATGCGCCAAAAATCGCAAAACTCTTAAAAATTAGCCGACAAGCAGTTTATCAGTGGGGCGAGTATGTGCCCGAAGCTGCTGCATTTAAGTTGCTTGAACAAGAACCATCATTGCCAGTTAAGAGGGTCTCATGAGTCTTGAGAAAAAATCCATCCATATTCGAATTGACCAAGACATGCATAGCCGCTTGGTGGTATTGGCTGAACTGGAGGGAAATGACATTGCTGCTCAAGGTAGCGTTCTCCTAGAAAAAATGATCATGGGTGAATGGCATACCGTAACTGTAGCAGCAGAGAAAATGAATCGCTTGGGATTAACAGGGAATACAGGCCGTAACAATGGAAACATTGTGAAGCTTAGGGAAGTCGAGGATTTCAGTGGAATAGGCAATAAAAAAGCCTGATGTACAAGATCAGGCTTCATGTTCAGTGAGGTAAATCAAATGAACTATCAAATATTAGCAGACATTGAACTAAATCGGAAGATTAGTTTGTTTCAAAAAGCGGTTGAGGCTTATGTGCTTAATCGAACTCCCGAAAACTCTATGGCATTGGCTAAAGCGAAAGCTGAATTGGCTATGTGTATGTGGGGTGGAATATGAGCTTAGATGCTATGAATTGGGCTTGGAAAGCACAAGTCAATACATCAGCACAAAGATTGGTTCTTTTGTCGTTGGCAGATCGCGCTGGTGAAAATAATACATGCTTCCCGAGCAATGCAAGACTTGCTCAAGATACCGTTTTGAATATTAAAACTGTTCAAAAAGTAATTGGTCAGCTTATGGAGTTAGGTCTAGTTAAAGATACCGGTAAAAGAACAGGCGCAACAAATCAAGTTAGAGTTTTGCAGCTTGTTGGTGTCAATCAAAGAGAAGAAGCCCAAAAACGGGCTAGTTCGAACAATACCAAAATTGGTGCAGTTAAAGATGACCAAAAACGGGATGCTTCTGATGGGGTAACTAACCCAATTTTGGATGATAACGAACCCAATTTTGGGATAGGTAACGATCCCAAAATTGGGATAGGGAATCTCCCATTGAATCTTTTAATGAACCTCTCTTGCGAACACGACTGGATTCCAGAAGAAAAAACTTTGGTAGAAATTTTAAAAATGAAGGGTCAGCAAAGAAATCTAAAATTGATTTTTGGATTACCTGATTTTGAATTTCAACTCGGTGCATTCAATGCTCACTACGAGCACAAAGAACAAACCGAATCTTCAAAACACTACGCATTCGCAAACTGGATTACAGACAAGTTTGAGCAACACATCAAACGCAACCCTGATTACACTGAAATCCAAAACCATCAAGACAACATCCCAGTTGAACAACCAGCAACACAGTTCAAAGGTGTTGCTAAGAAATTTAAGGGGATGGACCAATGATTGAATTATTTTCTATCCCTGTTGAGCAAAGCATCTTGTCTACGTTCATGACAATCGATCAGGCAGCAGATGAGTTTATCTCTCAGATCGATGCACAAGATTTCTATGCATCACAACACCAGATCATCTTTGCCCACATCAAGAGCCAATTGAATAAGGGTGAAGCGTTTGATGAGGTGACTGTATTCGAGTTGATTAAAGCTAATCCGCTTGAAGCAAACCAAATCGATGAGCAGTTTCTTGTGAACCTCATGAGCCGTGTAAGCAATGCAAGTTTGTTGGTTACCCACATCAAAAAGCTAAAAGATTTCTCTACTCGCAGAAAGCTTCAAGAGACTAGTAAGCTGATCAACTCATTTGCAAATGACTTGGTGACGCATACTGCTGAATCTGCTGTAAGCAAGGCTCAGTCATTAGTTCAAAACTTAGATTTCGGTGCAGGTGAGGACAAGCTCAAACATGCTCATGAGTTCTCTAAGCAAGCTGTGCAAGAATTTCTTGATCGTCACATGGCAATCCATAACCAAATGCCATATGAGGGCGGTATCAAGACTGGCTTTACTGCTCTGGACAACAAGCTAGGTGAAATCAGCAAAGGCGATCTAGTCATCATTGGTGCGCGTCCTTCAATGGGTAAAACAACATTTGCTCAAAACATCGCAGCAGACATGATGATCAACCAGTCTTTGCCGGTTCTATTCATATCAATCGAAATGAAGGGTAGACAGATCGCACAGCGCTTAATTAGCGGGATTGGTGGTGTAGAGCTACGCAAAGTATTAACAGGTCATATTGATCCAAATAGCGACGATACACAGAAGGTGAATAACGCTGCTCTGGTACTTGAGAAAGCACCTTTGATGATCGACGACAACAACCGCGCAACTGTGGCAACTATCCGCAGATCAGCTAAGAAGGTTCAAGCCAAATACGGAAAGATTGGCGCAATCTTTGTTGATTACATCCAGAAAGTAACACCACTCACTAAAAACAACTTTGGCCGATCAGACAAGGATATTGGTGAAATCTCAAATGAGCTTAAACGCATGGCAGGCGACTTTGATTGTCCTGTAATTGCCTTAGCCCAGCTTAACCGTAACTTAGAGAACCGCCCAAACAAACGCCCTGTAAACGCAGATCTAAAAGAATCAGGCGACTTAGAGCAAGACGCAGACATCATCATGTTTATTTACCGCGATGAAGTCTACAACAAGGATTCTAAAGAAGCAGGTACAGCAGAAATCATCATTGGTAAAGCTCGTAACGGCTCAATTGGCACAGTTCGATTAGCTACAGACTTGTCACGCGCAACATTCGCTGACTTAAGCCCTGAATATTACCAGTCAATGGAAGAGAGAGGTGCAGCATGAAAACTTTAAATAGAACAAAGAAATTAAACTTTGATGACCAGCTTAGCTTACTCGTGTTTGGCTGTCATGCATCAGCGCCTTTCAGTGTCAAAGACGTGAAGGAATCAGTGTTTGATTTCAATCGAGGAACCATCTACAGCAATCTTCAAAAATTTGTTGAATGGAAATATTTCGAACGTGTTGGGAAAAATCATTACAAGGCAACTCAATACGCAAAAGACATCCTGAATGTTAAAGGGGAGCTGAAAGCATGATCGAATTTGCAGATTACAACTCAATGATGAAGCTCCGAAGAGATTACAACCTCGGTACTCGCAATGAAGAAACAAGAGCAGCAGCGAACCTCTACGAGAAATTAAGAAAGCTGAAAATGCTAGACCAGCTTAAGAAGGAAGCCATTACTAAACGTTACAAGGAGGCGGTATGAGCAAGAAAAAGGAGCCAGCCATGAGTGAGTTTAAAGTCGGGGGTTATGTAGTTCACCCTAAGTTTTCTGACAAAGGGCTGTACAAAATCTATGAGATGTCAGGATCAATAATAAAAGTTCAGCTCATGCCAAATGGGCGAAAAAGTTACTCTTTTGAGTCGGATATTCGCCACGCCACACCAGAAGAAATAGCAGCAGGCCACCGCATTGACAATGATATGGGCGACGACTCCCACATAGAAAACCACATTTCGCCGAATTGCGAGGTTAAAAATGGATAAATGCAGAGAAGAGTTTGAGCAAAGCTTGGAACGCACAGATGGCTTCCATGATGGATATGTAACTTGGAATGAAGCTAGTAGCATGTATATGGCTAACGATGACGGCTATGAGTGCATGGCTGACTGGATGAATGGAGCTTTTGCTATTCACAGGAAGATGCAAGCGAAAGTGGAGTGGCTGCAAACCCAATTGTCACTGCAACGTCAAAGAGTGAAAGCTTTTGAAGAGGAGCTTACTAACTCGCGTAACTATGGTGATGAGCTGCAAAAGCGGGTGGATGAACTTGAAACAGCGTTCAAGCACTTAATAAAAATGAACAATAAGTCTATTTCTTATGAACATGATCTATTTGATAAGGGATGGAATCAATGTGCTGAAACCACTATTCGTAATATTTACAGTCTGACTGGCTTGGGAGAGCAAGCGCTCAAGGGGGAAGGATGAAAGACTTTGCGATAGCAATCATCTACGGTACAGCTTTATTTGTATCTATCAAGTACGCATGGCGTTGGTATAACGGAGAGCTTTCAACTCCTGCAATTATGGAGTGGTTTGGCAGAGGATTCTTTTTTGCTTGGGGCGTGATGGCGGCAACATTAACTGTGTTTTTGATTATTCGTTTAATTACGGAGTATGTCAAATGACCACATTCTTAATCACGATCTCTATAACTGTATGGATTGCTGTTCTAGGCATCCTTTGGTCATTCTTGCTGAATGAAATGGATAAGACAGCAAACCATTGGTACGAAAACATTCCAAAGATTATTTGGCTCATGGCATTTACAGGAACTTTGGTTCTCCCATTTGTTTATCGATGGGAGCATGGGGGATTTTTTGTATGACCACATTCAAAGAGGCTCAAAGGGTCCAGTCACAGAAGGCAGCTCGTTCAAAGCGATTTAATCGAGTGCCTACAGAAGATCAAGAACAGATGACGCTCATGAGTTGGGCGCATCGTGTGAAATATGGGTCAGGTCGTTTGAGTGATTACCTGTTTCATATTCCTAATGGTGGCTCAAGAAACATCCTTGAAGCTGCAAAGTTTAAGAAGTTGGGCGTGAAGGCTGGTGTTCCAGACCTTCAGCTAATTGTTCCAAATGGTGAGATACACGGGCTTTGGATTGAATTGAAGTCAAAGAAAGGGAAGTTACAACCAAGTCAAAGGCTCATGATTCAACGCTTAGAAGAACAAGGTTACATGTGCAAAGTCTGCTTCGGTGCAGATGAAGCCATAGATGAAATTAAAAAATACTTAATGATTTAGGGTGACGGTATGAATGCAGTAGCAGTTGAGAAGTTTGAACGTTTTGAATGGTTGACTCATGGTTTAACTGCGAGTTCACCAAGTATTGAGCCAGTGGTCCGCGGAACAGGAGAGAAACCATTGAACTATCAAGACCGCTTGGGTGCTATTGCTTCAATGGATACCCAACTCGAAAAAGCAGTTGCGTCAGTAATTATCTTTGGCGAAAAAAGCAAAGGTGACTTTGATTATATATTGAAGCACCTTGCAAGCATTATGATTGTTGGGGCGCATGATGATAAACGCTCTAAACCTAAGAACATTAAGCTGGAGGATCTGGCAAGAAAGGTTGCATGGATGGTAACTATGTTTGCACTCAAACCGGGTATGGAAGATAACTTTACAGCTAAAGGTAGATTGCAATTAGCAGCAGGGATTAAAGAATCAGAGATGACTTTGAAAGCTTATGATGGCACATGGAAGCAGTATGAAAAGCTGATGTGTCTTGCTATAGAGTCTGCAATTGATGGCGCTGCAAAGGCAATTGAAAAGTACAAGAAAAATACTTACAAAGAAATGTAAAAAAAATTCTAGGAATATTTCTCTGATGGAGATATAGTATTCCTATACTGGTCGTATTACGGATTTCCGAAGACCAAGCCATTAAAGCTCATCGAAAGGTGGGCTTTTTGCTTTTATGCCCTACGAGCTTAGGACATTGGATTCCGATGTGCTGGACTGGATTGCTAGTCGATGCTTAAACGTAGGGCTATTTTTTTGGAGGTTCACATGCTCCGAATTATTAAGCAGGTCTTTTGCATACATGTTTGGGAATATGGGTTGGATTATAACGAAGACCGAATCAAAGAATGCAGAAAGTGTGGAAAGATTAAGTGTTTGTAGCCCTGTCGTTTGACGGGGTTTTCTTTTTTGGGGTGTTTATGAAAGAACCTAACTTTGCACCTGTATTTGCATCGCTTTATACAGGGTTGTGCGACATAGCAAGAAACAATGGTTATGCACTGACTGTGCATGGAACACTAAATTTAGATTTTGATTTAGTGGCAATTCCTTGGACTGATAAAGCGGTAGAGCCAATTGAATTGATTGAAGCAATGGCTGAGCGACTAAACTTGTATGGCGGCCAGATGTTTGAAGGTGTTCATGATAAGAATCCAGAAGAAAAGCCGCATGGTCGACTTGCATGGCTACTGATGTTTGGTAGTGGGGCAAACATAGATATTAGCGTTATGCCTAAATTGGGGTGAGTATGGACCTAATCGAAGCGAAGAAGAATTTAGAAATCTATAAACGTAATCTTAGCCGGTTAGAAAACTATAACCACTTATTCAGCAGCCATACGTTTAAGACTGAATGTCAGCGTGAAGTAAATACTCTCAGAACCAGAATAGAGAATCTAGAAAATGCGTTCGACAAAGAGGCTAAACGAAATAAGAGCGCTACCATGCGTTAGATGCGGCTATCCTCACTCACAAGCAGCTCATTCTAATAGCTCAAAACACGGGAAAGGGCGTGGTATCAAGGCAAGTGATTTATACACAGTTCCGCTGTGCTACGTTTGCCATTCTGCTTTCGATAAGTTTGAATTAGGCACAAGACAAGAATCGGAAGCGATGTTTGATCAATGGTTAGAAAAGACTGAATTGATGTTAAAAATAGATACAAATTCCGACAGTGTTTTTTAATTAAATCATGTGGTTATGATATAATTGTGCTTTATGATCGAGGTGTAAAATGATACTAATAAACTTTGGTTGGTGTGGCATAAAATTCAAAAGATCACATGAGTTTGGTAGATTAACAGAAGCCCCATTTTGGCAACTTAAATTCATTTTCTTTGAGTTACTGAAATTTCAAAAAGGTGCTAGTTCGCGCTTCATTAATTATGCATGGAATATGTATAACGACACTGAGCAGACAAAAGAATGGGTTGCTGAAGTCAAAGAGGCTAAAGACAAAGCCTACAATGAAGTGGAAAAGTACTATGAAGAAAAGTATGGGCGAAAGATCGAAGAATTAGAGAAGCGTAATGAATCACTACAGCGCCAATATTCACAGGTCTATTATGAGAAGCATGCACTACAGCAGACAATAAAAATAATCAATGGTGAAGAAGTTCGCCCCGATTTCCTTATGGGCGCGGATCCAAATTAGAACACGCCACCCTCGGGTGGTTTTTTATTGCGAGGTCAAAATGGAACCTAGATTCGTCATCAAAAACCATTCTGACATCAACTATGTAATTGGCTATCTCAATACTAATCATGCAAAGGCAGCGAGTGAAGGGAAGCCGTTAGTCGTATTGATTGCACCACAAGAGAAAGATCGTTCAAAGGCTCAAAACCGCTTGTACTGGATGTGGCTTAATCAATGGGCTAAACGTCAAGGTACAGATAAAGACTATGAGCATCTGTTCTTCAAGAAGAACTTCTTAGCAAAAATCTATGACCGTGATGACGTTGGCCAATATAAGAAAACATTCAAGGCTGTTAGAGAGCTTAAAGCGGCTAAACATCCACTCTACCAAGATGTGGCAAACGGACTATGCGAGCTAATGAGCACTACAGACGCAAGTACAGTTCAATTCACTGAATACCTAAACGACATACACGCCTTCTGCAATAAAAACGGGTGTTATTTGGAAACGCCTGATGATTTAAAATTCGCATTAGAAAAATAGAGGTACCAATGGAAGAACAAATCAAAGGCGCAGAACCACTTGAAGATGAACGCCATGAGAAGTTCTGCCAAGCCTATATTGCAAACCCCAAGCTAAGAATCTCTGAGGCAGGCGAAGCAGCTGGATACGAGTATCGTCAAAATGCTTGGGCTGTCTATAAGCGTCAGGACGTTCAAGATCGGATTGCTTATCTAAATTTAGAAAGAATGGCAGACTTGCGCGTTGATCAGTACATGGTGATTAGAAACCTAAGAGATATTGCTGAAAAAGCTATGGAAGAAGGTGAATTCTCTGCTGCAAATAAGGCTAACGAATTGCTTGGCAAGCATATGAATATGTTTACAGATAAAGTTCAGCACGAGCATTCAGGAAAAGTTGATATTAAACAATTAGCCGATGATGACTTAGATAAGCGCATCAAAGAGCTTGAAAGTAAGGTAATGCAAGATGACAAGAGAGGAGAAACTTGAATATTTAGCATTACTTGAAGAGAAAGCGCGTCGGCAGGAAGAATACAGATATAAGGATTTTGGCGCAAAACTCTACCCATTCCAAAAAGAGTTAATTTGGGCTACTAAACAATATTCCCAAGTCATGTTAATGGCTGCAAACCGTGTCGGAAAAACAATGACCGGTACTTATGTGGATACTATTCATGCACTTGGACATTATCCTGATTGGTGGGATGGTCACACATTTGATAAGGCTCCTTTAATTTGGTTGCTTGGATACTCTGGTGAAAAGATCCGTGACCTTTTGCAAACCCCAATCTTTGGTAGACGCATAGAAAATAATTGGACAGGCGGTCTTATTCCTCCTGAATACATTCTTGAGCATGAATCAATGACAGGTACTGCAAGTGCTATGCGTACTGTATATGTGCGTCATGGTGGCGGCGGTGATGTTCAGTATCAAACATCTAAGGTTCAGTTGTGGTCATACTCCCAGGGGCAACATGCCCTAATGGGTGATAGTGTTGATTGGTATCACATCGATGAAGAGCCAAGAGATCAACAGATTTTCCCACAGGTTCTAGCTCGAACAGCAACTGGTGACCAGGGTAAGGGTGGACGAGGAATTTTGACGTTCACGCCTGAGAATGGACGAACAGATCTAGTTATTCAGTTTATGGATACGCCTTCTAAGGGTCAGTATTTAATTCAAGCTGGTTGGGATGATGTTACCCATTTATCTGAGCAGACTAAGCAAACACTTCTTGAATCTTTCCCTCCACATCAAAGAGAAATGCGTACAAAAGGCATCCCAATGCTGGGGCATGGCCGTATTTATGATTTGAGTGAAGATTATATCACTTGTGATCCTTTTGAAATTCCTGATCACTGGATGGTTATCAATGGTATGGATTTCGGCTGGGATCACCCACAGGCACAGGCCCAATTAGCAATTGATATGGATACAGAAACTGTCTATGTCACACATGCATGGAAACAACGGCAAGTATCTCCTAATGAAGCTTGGGGTGCAGTTAAGTCGTGGGCACAAGGAGTCCCAACTGCTTGGCCACTAGATGGTTTACAGACTGAAAAGGGTTCAGGTAATCAGCAGAAGTCCTACTACAAAGAAGCAGGATTCAACATGTTGGGAACACACGCAACATGGCCAGACGGTTCAAATGGGGTAGAGGCTGGATTGTTTGAAATTCTAGATCTTATGCGTAAAGGCAAATTTAAAGTTTTTCGTGGACTAAGAGCATTCTTCGATGAGTTCCTTCAATACCATCGTGATGAAAAAGGCCGAATTGTTAAGGTAGGCGAGGATGTTCTTGATGCTGTGCGTTATGGATACATGATGCGTCGATTTGCAATTAGAAAAGGGTTGGTTGGTAAGTCATTAAGTGCACCACCTCCACCGCCACCACAATCATCTTGGATGGGTTAATGATGAAAGAAAAAGATCAAGAAAAAGATCAAGAAAAAGATGATGATATTCTTGAAGATGCCAAAGAATTTAGAGATATGGCGCAAGATTACTGGGACCCGATTTATAAGCAGGGACTTGAGGATAAAGAGTTCGTAACGATAAAAGGGGCACAGTGGGAACGTGGAGCGATTGCAAAACGTGAGCAGTCAGGTAAGCCTTCGCTAGAAATTAACCTCTCACGCGCTTATGTTCAGCAGCAAATCAATACTATGCGCCAGAACAGGCCGCAAGCTAAAGTAGTTCCGGTTGATTCTGGAGCAGACCCGGAACTTGCAAAGATTCTTGAAGGGCTAATCAAAGACGTTGAAGAAGCTTCCAATTTTGAAGATGCTTTAGATACCGCAGCTGCAAATCAGGTGCATTCAGCAGTTGGTTTTTATCGGATTGTCACTGATTACATCAGTGAGCGCTCTTTCAACCAAGAACCACGCTTCAAGCCAATTGAAAACCCCCAAGCTGTTCTAATCGATCCATTATCAAAAGCTCTTGATGGCTCAGATATGACTAAGGCACTTGTTTGCGAATGGGTCGACAAAGAACAGATCGAAGACCAATATGGTGAAGATGCTGTATCTAACTTTGAAATTGAGGCTAATGAAAATTGGTACAACAAAATTGAAGATACAGTTTGTGTAGCTGAGTATTTCTATAAGGAAGAAGTACCAGATAAGCTTTTAATACTTGTTGATGGGTCTATTGAGTTTAAATCGGAGCTACTCAAAAAGTTTAAAGAATCTGAGTTAAAGCCATTAATCTCTGATGAGCGTGATAGCTCAATCACAGTTATCAAATGGGCGAAATTAACAGGGTGCAAGGTTCTTGAAAAAGGTATTTTCCCTGGTAAATACATTCCAATTTTCCCTGTTTATGGCGAAGTCACTTGGATCGGCAATAAGCGTATTGTTCGCTCATTAGTGCACTATGCAAAAGATGCGCAACGACTATTCAACTACTGGAAGTCAACTGAAGCACACATTTTGCAGAAAAACCAAGATGACATGACGATTGTTGATAGTCGTGGTATCTCCGGGTTTGATGAATGGAAGAACCCAGCAGGGGCACAATACTTACGTTTCAAAGCTACTGATGAAAATGGAAATGCCATTCCATATCCAACGCGTTTAGGGGCAGCAGCGCCACCAGTTGGTATTTTGAATGCTTCTGAGTCTGCAAAACAGCTTATTCCAGACATTTTGAATATGCATGCACCACAAATGGGGCAAGACGTTAATCAACAGTCTGGTGTGGCAATTGGCCTTTTACAGCGTCAATCAGATACAGCACAATTTCATTTTCAAGACAACGTAAACAAGACAATTCGACATTCAGCAAGAGTTCTCATTGGTTTGTTCCCAATCTTATATGACACAGAAATCGTGCGTCGTATCGTGGGGGATGATGGTGATAGTGAGCTAGTTCGACTTAATGCCACTCCACAAACCGAAGATGAGCAAAGCAAAGCTATCAATGGAATTCTGAATGACATGTCTATTGGCCGATTTGATGTTCGCTTGGATACAGGCCCATCATTCAACACACAACGTGAACAGTCATTTGCCTTAATGATGCAGCTTGTTCAAAGCAATCCGGCATTATTTAACCTTGTCGCAGATCTAATCGTGATTAATTCACCGTTGTTGAACGCTAAAGAAATTGCAGAACGCGTGAAAACCCTTATTCCACCGCAAGCTCTTGGTAAAGACAAGATTGATCCTGAGCAAGCTAAGGCGCAAATTCAACAGATGGATCAGCTGGTACAGCAACAGATTCAAATGATCGAAAAATTGCAGCAAGAGGTTAATGACAAGACTGCTGAACGAAATCTAGAACTTATTAAAGCTGGCATTCAGAAGGAACAGGCAATTCAAGTTGCTCAAATCAATGCAGCAAGCCGTGGAGACGTTCAGGAATTACGTGGTGTTGTTGAGTTGATTAAGCAAAAAATGAACTTGGATCAAATGCCACCTAAATGGATGCATAACGGGGAGGATGTTGGTAACTACCAACCTCCAGAGCCACAGCAAGATTATTCGCAGAATATCATGGTCGATCCACCAGATAATCTGACGCCACAGACAAATGAAAACCCTGCCACTGAGCAGGGTTTTTTAATGCCTGAACAAACGGATCAACAAAACTTCGCTCCTGAGAATAGCCAACTCGGGGACAGCGCAATGGCTACAGATGAGCAGTTATTGCCATCAATAGAGGGTTTTACAAATGACAGTGGAAACTGAAGCTCAAGACATCGTAGATCCAGCTACTACGGAAAATAACAGCGCAGCAAGTCAAGAGTCAGAAGAACTAAAGCAGCAAACGCAAGAACCTGAAGTTGAACAGACTGAAGAGGAAAAAGCGAAGGCTGCTGAAGAAGCTGAAGAGAAGAAGCGTAGTCGAGCAAAGGAACGTATTGAACGTTTAGCTCGTGAGAATGCAGAACTTCGTAAATTTAAAGAAGAAGCTGAGGCTAAGGCTAAACAGCCAGTTCAGTCAGATGAAGCACCAAAAATTGAGGACTTTGAAGATTACTCAGATTATCTAAAAGCCCAACAAGACTGGTACATCAAACAAGCTGAAGAACGTGTTTTGGCCCGCTTAAACAAAGACAAAGCAGAACAAACGCAAGTCCAACGACAAGCAGAGTTTCAAGCTGCAATTGTTGAAGCTGCCACAGAACATCCCGACTTTGATCAAGTCATCCAAGAAGGTATTTCACGTCAGCTACCTATGCCAATTACCTTGGACGAAGTTGCTGATGAGTTTGGATATGACGCCAAAACACAGACACGTCTTCTTTATGAATTAGCATGTGATGAAACCTTTCATGAGCAAGTTTCAGCAGCAACAAAGTTAAAAGCTGCACTACTGCTTAAAGAGCGTGTTGATTCTTTCTCTAAAACAGCACCACCGCCAACAAGTAAAGCTCCCGCACCAATTAAGCCAGTTACAGCCAATGCGCCAGCATCTCGTGACCCTGAAAAGATGTCGACAGATGAGTGGATGAAACATCGTAACGAACAACTTAAAAATCGTAAATAAGGATCAAATATATGGCTAATACTTTATTAACGCCTAACATGATTACACGTGAAGCACTTCGCATTCTTCACCAAAAATTAACCTTCATTGGTAATATTAACCGCAGTTATGATGATTCATTTGCAAAATCAGGTGCAAAAATCGGTGACTCACTGCGTATTCGTTTGCCAAACCAGTATGTCGTGCGTTCAGGGGCGACTTTAAATGCTCAAGATACAAATGAGCAATCAGTTACATTGCAGGTCAACAATCAAAAGGGTGTGGATTTAAACTTCACCTCTGCAGACTTAACACTCTCTTTGGATGACTTCTCATCACGTATTCTAGAGCCGGCAATGGCAGTGTTAGCTGCAAACATTGAAGCTGATGCTTTGAACATGTACAAAGACGTTTATAACGTTGTTGGTACAGCAGGTACCGTTCCAAACGCATTAAAAACTTATTTGCAAGCGCGTAAAGTTCTTAATGATAACCTTGCCCCAATGGATAATAACCGCAGCATGCAATTAACAACCGGCGCAAACGTGGAAATTGTTGATGCATTGAAGGGCCTGTTCAATGACTCTACACAAATCAGCAAGCAATATCGTGAAGGTATCATGGGACGTACTGCTGGTTTTGATTGGTATGAAAATACGCTTATGCCAACACATACTAATGGTACACAAGCAACAGGTTTTACAGTTAATGGTGCTGGTCAAACTGGTTCAAATTTAAACATTGGTGGTTTAACTGCTGCTAATACCTTAACAAAAGGTACAGTGTTTACAATTGCTGGTGTCTATCAAGTACATCCAGAGACAAAAGCAATCACAACTAACTTGCAACAGTTCGTAGTTACATCTGACTTCACTGCCTCTGGTACAACTGGAACAATTGGCATTAGTCCAGCAATTGTTACGTCTGGCGCTCTTCAGAACGTCAATGTGTCACCAGCTAACTCAGCAGTTTGCTCGGTTGTTTCTGGTGCTGTGAGCACTGGTTATGGTCAGAATATCGCCCACCATAAAGACGCCTTTACGTTTGCTACAGCTGACTTAGTCATGCCGAGCGGAGTTGATTTTGCAGCACGAGAAGTGTTTGACGGGATCAGTATGCGTGTGGTTCGTCAATATGACATCAATAACGATAAGTTCCCTTGTCGTATCGACGTCTTGTATGGCTACAAAACAATCCGTCCTCAACTCGCTTGCCGCGTAACCAACTAAACCTAACTTCATGACGACAAATGCCCGCTATATGCGGGCGTCGTCATTTCTGGAGTGCTGAAATGTCAAAAGAATATCCAAAGATGCTCTATAAGGGCGATTTAGTTAATTTCGAATATGCTACGGCTCATTCTGTTGAGCACGAAGATGAACTGAAAGAAAGCGGTTGGATTGAACATCATGAGCTAAGTTTGCCGGAAGAAAGTCCAGATATTAAAAATGCAGCTGATGAAAAAGAAGAAGTTGATTTAAGTGCTTTTATTCCAGTTGAACAATTTGATGCTGTAGCCAAAAAACTTATTGAAACTGAAGAACAGTTGAATGCTAAGAGCATTGAACTTGAACAAGCACAAAGGCTAAACAAAACACTCGAAGCTCAACATGCAGAAAAAGTTGCAAATCTAGAAGGTGAAATCACTAGCTTGAAAGATGAGTTGACAGCATTGCCAGCAGCTACAGGTATTCCACAAGAAGTTTATGATGCAGTTTATCAAGAACGGGAACAACTTATTAAAGAAAATGCCACTCTAAAATATTCAGCGATGGGTGCTAATGATTTGAAAGCAATTTTAGATCAGAAGGGCATTAAATATGGCTCTCGTGATGAAAAAGATGCTCTTGTGAAGTTAGTTCTCGACAGTGAGTATGGCAATGGTGATTCAGAGTGACCCACAAAGAATCATTGATGATCTGTTAATTAAATTCTGGGCGGGAAGATGATTATGAATGTCAGTAAGATCGTGACACTTGCACTAAAGCAACTTGGTGTTCTTGCTGCTGGTGAGAATCCAACTGCTCAGGAATTGGCAGATGCTACAGACTGTCTAAGGGGAATGCTTGGGCAGTGGGCAACTGAACAGCTTTTCGTTTATAAGACCCTACCTATAACACTTAATTTAAGCGGTGCAGGCACCTACACACTAAGTCAAACAATTCAGTCAATTTCAGAGATTGGAGTGCTTGATGATGTAGAGATCAATCTAATCAATGATAAGAATAATACTGGTGTTGCTGAAAAGGTTATTTACACAAAGGATTCACCTTTCTGGAAATTCCAAGTTTTAAGTGACTCAAAAAAGCTAGAACTGAAGTGTTATGTATTGCCAACTACCTTGGAGATGCATGACGAAGTTGAACTACCTGTTGAGTATGAAAGGGCACTGATATTGTCACTTGCTATTGAAATAGCACCATTATTCGCAGTTGAGCCTTCTATGTCTCTAGTTAGGAATCAGCAAGGGGCTGTAAACCTATTAAAACATAGCAACTCAACACCAATGTATACACAAAATGATATGCCAATAGGTGTTTGTAGGGGCGATGTATATGGCGACTATTATTGATGTTCCTTTTGTAGGGCAGTCATACCATCTTAAGGACTGGACAGTAGACTGTCAGCGCACTCTAAACCTTTATCCACAGGTGGTTGAAAGCGGTAATGCACAACAACTTTCTGCACTCCTTCCAACACCTGGCTTAGTTTCAATGTATGAGTTAAGTGGTCCGGTACGTGGGCTTTATCCTACAAGTATAGGAATACTAGCGGTAGTCGGTTCGAAACTTTACCTACTCACGAAGCAAGTTCAGGAAATAGGGGAAATCCTTGGGACGAAAAATGTTTATTTTTCAGATAACCGAATAGACGTATTAATTGTTGGGAATCCACATACATATGTATTTAATTTTTCTTCGAAAAAGTTATCAACCTTAACTGGTGGCAGTTTTCTAGGTGCAACTGATGTTACTTTCTTGGACTCGCGATTTATTGTATTGAATCCAGAATCAGATCAAATCCAATGGTCTGCATTATTATCAACTGATTTTGACGCTTTGTCTTATGCTACTGCTGAAGCTAATTCCGACAAGTTAGTAAGAATATTTTCTCAAAGTGAGCAATTATGGTTAATTGGCGAAAAAACAACTGAAATTTGGCACAGCACAGGCAATAAGTATCGTCCTTTCCTTCGCGTCTCAGGTGCATCAATTAACTGTGGATGCATAGCAAAGAATTCACTAGCTCAGTTTGGTACAGGTTTAATCTGGCTTTCGCAGACTGATGTTGGTGAGGGGCAAGTTGTACTTACTGAAGGATACCAAGTAAAGCGTATTTCCAACCATGCTATGGAGCAAGAGTTTGCAAGTTATTCGCGATTGGATGATGCAGTAGCTTACTCTTACCAGCAGGAAGGACATTCCTTTTACCTATTATCATTTCCTACTGCTAATAAGACATGGTGTTATGATGGTTCAACTGGTATGTGGCATGAGCGCAGTTATTACAATACTGATGCTAAACATGAACGTCATAGATCTCAGGTTCATTGTTTTTACAAAGGGAAACATTACGTAGGTGATCATACTAATGGGATTATCTATGAGCTAAGTTTGGATGCCGAAACAGATAATGGCCGCATGATCATGCGTGAGAGAACTACACCAGTAATAAATCCAAAAGGGCAACGCCTCATCTTTGATGCACTTGAAATCTTTATTCAGGCTGGACAGCATGTAAACCGTGAGCCGATAGTGATGCTGGATTGGTCAGATGACCAAGGGCAAACATGGTCTTTTGATCAACAAGAAACACTTGGTAAGGTTGGGGAATGGAAAAAGAGAGTTATATTTAGGCGTCTAGGACAAGCGTTTAATAGAGTTTTCCGCTTGCGAGTTACTGATTCAAGTCGGCTTGTTATTACAGGCGCTCAGGCCAGAGTGAGATAGCTATGGATATAACCAGATCAATTCAAATCCCTAACACTCAAATGTTCAATAACGGTGTTATGGATCAAGCTTGGTATATGTTTTTCTATGCCTTAAGCCAAAATGCAAGTAAAGGAGAAGAAATTGATACAGGGAATCTTCTACAGTTGTCGAGTCAATTGCCAGCTTTAACTGTAACCAATGATATTTTGTCGGATGTTGAGGAATTACAACGGAATCTCCCAATAAGTCCAACCATGCACAATGAAGATAGTCAACCGATGCCAACCGCATCAGTTTTTTATTTTGAACAAGACAATATTTTCCCAACAACATCTATCTGTTGCGATGACAAGATTTTTCCCTTGCCAACTGTACAGGTCACAAATGATATGCAGGTGATTATCGATGGCACTAATTAATTACACACAAGCAGTAATCCCTCAAACTCTTCCTGCTGGTGATTTCCTTGCTTACACAGTGCCAGCAAACACCGTAGCACAAGTACGAGCATCAACTTTCTACAACAGATCTGCAGCGCCAATCACTCTCAAAGTTTCAGTTGTTCCAAGTGGTGCAACTTTAGGTGCCCAACATCAAGTGGCACAGAAAAATGTTCCTGCAGCTAGTAGTTATTTAAATCCTGAAATTATTAACCATGTCCTTAAAGCAGGCGACAAGCTTTATATCAATGGTGAAGGTTTAAATGCTTACGTTTCAATTATGGAGCAGGTGCTATGAGAAACTTCCACTTTTTGCCACCTGTAGATACTACTAGTTTAATGCTGAACATTAAGCGCCATCCAGAACTTTGGAAAGAAGACACTTTTCTACGTGATTATCCTCAGGGTCCATTTGGGGAGATAGAAAGCATTATGCTTCGATTCCCTGAAAAACGTGTATTTGAACAAGAAGAAGAGCTTGAAAAGTATCGTCGTGGAGAAAGTCATTTTGATCAACATGAAAGTATTGATTACCCAGCTTTTTCAGTATTGATAGAAGCTCGTGCAATTGTTTTTGGATTAATGGCTTTTGTGCAGGGTGAAAGACTTGGGCGTGTGATGATCAACAAAATCGCACCCGGTGGGCGCATATATCCCCATGAAGATACACCAGAACACACAGACTATTACACCAGATTTCATGTGGTATTGCAGTCTGCGCCTGGATGTTATTTGAGAGCAGGTGATGAGCAGTTAGAAATGAAGACAGGGGATGTATTCTGGTTCAACAATAAACTAGAACATGAAGTTGTCAACAATTCTGCACATGACCGTATCTCAATGGTAATTGATATAAAGGTGAGAAAATGATTACAGCACATGTAGAAAGTTTTGAAGCCAACCTTGATTACCTTAAGCCTCTCTTGCCAATTCACTATAAAGAACTGGCCTTAAATCAAGATAAGGTACCACTCTCACCACAATTTGATAAGTACATCGCCGCGGAACATCGCGGCGAATTATTATTTGTAGCTTTAAGAAATGCAGGCGAGTTAGTTGGTTACTTCATTGGCTTCATTTCACCTGGTCTTCACTACTCAACTTGTCTCACATGCCAGATGGATATTTTCTATGTTCTACAGGAGCATCGAGGTTCTGGAGCAGGTTATAAGTTATTCAAATTTGTTGAAGAACAATTAAAGAAACGTGGTGTTCAGCGAATGTTCGTAGGCTCAAAAATGCATAAAGATGCATCTTGGCTGTTTGAGAAACTAGGCTATACACCGGTAGAAACCTATTATTCAACTTGGCTAGGAGATTGATATGGTAGCAGCAGCCATGGTTGGAGCCGCAGCAATTGGTGCAGCAGGAAGTGCATATGCGGGCAAACAATCTAATAAAGCAGCAAAAGGTCAAGCAGCGGCCGCAGAAAATGCAAGCCAAATGCAGTGGGATATGTATGATCAAACTCGTAAAGATTTAGATCCCTACAATAAGGCAGGGCAAGATGCTTTAAAGCAACTCCAAGGACAAATGAATGGGGGTTTTTTTGATAAAGTTTATCAAAGTACCCCATTTAATTTCGAAGAATCGCCAAGTTATCAGTTTAGAAAGCAACAAGGCTTGGACGGCATTCAAGGTCAAGCTGCTGCACAAGGTGGGTTGCTAAGTGGAGCAACTTTAAAGGCCCTTAATAATTACAATAGTGATTTGGCTTCTCAAGAATACCAGCAGGCTTTCAATAACTGGCAATCTCAGGATAACAATAACTACAGTCGTTTTGTCACTGATCAGAATAATAGGTTTAATCGCTTATCCACATTGATTGGTATGGGGCAAAACGCTGCAGCACAAGTTGGCAATAATGGTATGCAAACAGCACAATCTGTTGCCAATAATACAATGTCAGGTGCAAATGCTATTGCTGCAGGGCAAGTGGCTAATGCTAATAATTGGGCAAATACTGCTAATAATTTAGGAAGCTTGGCGACTAGTTATGCAATGATGAAGAATAGCGGAGTTATATAATGGCTACACTGGACTATACATTGCCCCTTCAAGTTAAGTCACCAGACATGATGGGTATATTAAATCAAGGCTCGCAATTAGCTCAGTATTATACGCAAAACAAAACTGAAGGTGAGCTTAATCGGCTATATCAAGAAAGTGGTGGTGACTTAAATAAAATGCTAGAACTTGGACAACAATCCAAGTTGGCAAGGTTTGTTGTTCCACAGATTCAAGCGCAACAAGCTGCACGGATTAAAAACCAGCTAGATCAGCAAAAGACATTGGCTGAGATTGGGGAAATCGAAGCGCATGCGCTGGAGCGTAAGGCTAATGCAGGGGATACGAATCAAAAAACTCTGATCAATCGTCAGCGTGCCATAAGCAGTGCGATAGCGGCAGCAATGTCTGGCAACCCAAAGGCTGCCAACTTCATGTTGGAGCATGGCAAACAGGGTGGGATTTTAGATGATAATTCTTATACGCAAGCAAAGCAGTTTCTAATTGAAAATGAGAATAATCCCGAGGCTATCAGTTCATTAGTTAAGAGTTTAGGTGTGGCAGCTGCTGAAAAACCTGAGCAGTATATTCAACCAGATGCCAATACGGTCGCTAATAACGCCACTTCTGTAGCGAATAATGTTCGAACTACCAATGCAACAATGCGTGGGCAGGATATAACAGCGGATACCGCTGATAAAAACCGAGCTCAAAATGCTCAACAATTTAGTCAAACTCAGCAGTTAAATGAATGGCTGGCAAAGAACAAGCCTATTGGAACAGAGATGGGGAACGATGGCTATATGTATGCCATTTATCCGGGTGGGAAGGGTGTGAGAATCTCAGACGAGAGAGGAACTCCTATTCAAGCACAGCAAAAAGGGGCTAATAGTACTATTGCTTCTCAGAATGAAGAAAAGCAACGTATTAGCAGGGTCAATGCTGTTCTTGATGAGATTCAGGGAATCTTGCCGCAAGCTACAGCGAGCTATGCTGGTCGTGGTGTCGATCTGTTGGCGCGTGGAGTAGGATTAGCAACACCGGGTGATGTGGCAACAGGCAAGCTTGGAACATTAGGTGGTCAATTGGTGGCTCTAATGCCTAAAATGTCAGGTCCTCAATCTGATAAGGATGTTGCAATGTACAAGCAAATGGCTGGTCAGTTAGATGATCCTACCATTCCATTGCAGGTTCGACAGGCGGCATTAGAGACTATTCGCAGCTTGAACAACAAGTATGCTGAAATGAATTCTCAAAAAGGCACAACCGTACCTTATCGAAATGATGCATCTGCTAATATACAACCTCAAAACCAAGCTAAATTAAATAACATTCTGTTTGGTCGTTAAATATGCTATAAAATCCCTCATCAAGGTGGGGGATTTATTATGAAGTTTTTTTGTTTAATACCAATAATTTTATTATCAGCTTGTGCTACTAGTTATCAAAGTAATGGTTTAACTGGCGGTTTTGAAGATACCGAGTTATCTCCAGGGTATTATCGTATAACTTTCCGTGGCAACGGTGTTACATCCAGAGAAAAAGTGAATGAGTTTGCTTTATTAAGAGCATCAGACTTAATGTTATCAAGAGGATGTAAAAGCTTTCAGGTTTTAAATGGTAAAGATACAGTGAATACTTCTTATGTTGATTTGCCACGTACAACCTCTACTAATGCAAATGTATATGCCTATGGTAATTACGCCACAGCCAATGCAACCACCACCACTTATGGTGGTGGCTTGCAAAGTGTGCATAGAGCAAAAACAACATTAGATGCGCGCTGCATTAATGCAGAAGCCGATCCATCTCAAAATATCTTTGATACCAATTTCATAAATCAAAAGCTTAAACAGAAATATAGAATTAATTGATTTAATTAAAGCACCCTAGGGTGCTTTTTTAATACTCAAAACAAAACCCCGATGCGTCAACATCGGGGTTTTTGCATTTCCACCAACCGACTAAAGCAAGAGGAAAAGTAATTCTATATGGAAGATTTTATCAAATTAATTAACTGGTGTCTAAAGGAAATGAATGAAATGAAAGCATGGCGCTTTATTGCAATCCTTATCACTTTGATTATATGCACATATATCTGGAAAATGTAATGCAACCAAATATTTAAGCCGACCTACAAATGGTCGGTTTTTTATTGCCCGAGGAAAAGTTATGGCTACATCACAACAGCTAATGCAATTAATGAATAATCCAAATGCAAGAAAAATGCTGGACTTAATTGCAGCCACAGAAGGTGTGAAATATGGCTATAACACTCTCTTTGGCAATCAACGAATAGATGACCTTTCTTGGCACCCAAACGTAAAAAAGCCATTTACACAAACTGACGGGCAAGTGAAATACACAACTGCTGCGGGTCGCTATCAATTTCTTAAAGATACATGGGATGGGGTAGCTAGACAGTACGGACTCAAAGATTTTTCGCCACAATCACAGGATCTTGGTGCCTTAGCACTACTCGCTCAGAATGGCGCATTACCTTATGTGCTAAAGGGAGATTTCAATACTGCAATTAAGAAATCAGGTAGTACGTGGGCATCTCTGCCAACATCGCCATATGCGCAGAATAAGCGTTCTTGGGACTTTATTGATAAGCAACTTGGTTCAACCACACCTAGACCGCAAGCATTTGAACCAGAATATGTCGATTTAAAAAAAGTTGGAATAGGCCAAAACTTTCAACCTGAAATGGTTGACCTTGCAAGTGTTGGAATCGGGCAAAAACCAGAATTTCAGCCTGAATTTATTGATCTAAAATCTGTGGGTATTGGTGGGTAATATGGCTAATCAAAATGATATTTCTGCACGTATTGATGCAGCAAGGAAAGCTGGATTTAGTGATGATGATATTTACTCAACATTAGCCAGCAATCAAGGATTTAGCACACGTATCTCTATGGCTAAGAAGGAAGGCTTTAGTGATGAGCAAATTGCACAAACACTCGGTTTGAAAGTTCAAAAAGACCTTGGGACGCAGCAACCCATTAAGATATCAGCTACTCGCCAACCTTTTGACTGGAAAGCAGCGCAGCAAAAGTCTATGCAAGATCAAGCTAAGAAAGCAGGACCAACACAAATGTGGGAGTCTGCATTACTTGGAGCCTCGGATCTAGGTGCGGGCATTATGCAAGGTTTTGCGTATGCTGGCGATAAGTTAGGTCAAGGCCTTAACTCAGCTTTAGGGACTAATTTTGATACGCATTCCTATGATCGAATGACAAATCAACGAAAAGACATTGAGGACTATCACCAAGCAAGAAGACAAATGAATAATCAGGGATTTGATTTAGCAAGACTAGGGGGTCAAGTTGCAGCGACTGCGCCAATTGCTTTAACTGGTGGCGGAGGCATAACTGCAGCAATGGGACGTGGTGCCTTAACTGGTGGTGCCACTGGTGCAGCGTCTTATGCTGAAGACGCAAATGATCGATTTAACAATACTGCATTTGGGGCAGCTGGTGGTGCTGTGGGAGGTGGTCTAGGTAAGGTTATTGGCTCTGCTGTAACAAAGGGAGTAAATGCATATAAAAATAATCTTGCAAAAGGTGCAAAAGAGATTATTGACCAAGGTGATAAATATGGAGTGAGAACGTCAGTTGGCGATGCTGGCCGGAACCCTCACATTCAGAGAGCTGAAAGCACATTGGATCAAATCCCAATTATTGGCACATCTGGTTTTAGAGCGGCCCAACAAGCTGAGGCTAAAAGCGCAGCAAATAAAGTTGTCGATAACCTTAGACAAGCTATGACTGATGTCGACTTCAAAAGCCTTGATAAGATCCAGAAAGCAGCTACTTCGGGCGATAAAAATGCCTCAAGGATTCTAAATATTGTAAATAATGCAGGAGACGATTCCGGCAAAATTATGCAAGCTGCGGCAGAAATTAAAAATTGGCGCGGTTCTCAATTAGCTTCGCAGATGTATGATCGTGTGGGGCAATTAGCTGGTGATTCTAAAGTTGATCCATCTAAAACCATTTCTGCAATAGATAATGTGATTGCTAAAGATTCTAAGGTTGTACCAAACCAAGAATTGGTTAAAGAGCTGACTAGTATAAAGACCAATTTAAATGATCCTTCAATAATCACATCATTTGGTGAGTTGAGAGCTGCGCGGTCGCGCTTAGGTGAACTGGTTGATGAATGGGGTAGACAGGGCAAAAGTACATCTGGTTTAACGCAAATCCGATCAGCTATAGATGATGACATTAAAAACTTTGCTATGAACTCTGGTAAACCTAGCTTAGTGTCAGAATATCAACGTGCTGATTCATTTTATAAGCAATTGCAAAGCAATAAGGATAAGGCTTTAGCAAATGCAATGCGTAGCAGTGAGCCAGACCAAATTTATAAAACTTTTGTCCAATTTGGAAAGGGCGATAAAGCTGCAAACTTTTATAATAACCTTGACCCTAAAGGTCAGGCTGCAATTAAGTTTGAGATGGCTAATCGTGCACTGGAGAAAGCAACTAATGAGAGCACAGGCGTATTTAGCCCTGCAAAGTTCTCAAATGAATTCGACAGACTGGGTGAGCCATACAAAAATATTTTCAATGGCTCGGATCGTGCCGAAATGGATGGATTTATAAAGCTTATGCGACATATTGAGCGTGCTGGACAATATGCAGAAAATCCAGCAAATGGCAGTCGCCTTCTTATGCCAGGAGCAATGATGGCAACAGGCGCTTCAGCAGTAGCAGCCCCAACTGCAACAGGGTTTGGTGTAGCATCTGTATATGGAATGTCCAAGCTCTTCACAACAGATGCTGGTAAAAGAATTTTATTAGCAGCAAAAGACTTGCCAGCTGGTTCACCAAAATTAGCCAACCTTTTAAAGCAAGCACAGGCCATAATGACATCAACTGGAGCTAATGCTGCTAAAAACTAATAGTTACCCAATAACCCTAACATCAATACATAGCCACCTAAATAGGTGGCTTTTTTATTGCGAGAAAGAAATATGGCATCACTACTTTCTGCCGTACGAACCCGCTTTTTTGACAAAAGCAACAAGCCTCTTGCTGGTGGAAAGGTATATACCTATGAAGCCAAATCAACTAACCCTAAAGTTACATGGTCAGATGAAGCTCTAACAGTCCAAAATACAAACCCCGTTTTACTTGATAATGAAGGAACAGCATTAATTTTCTTTTCTGGTAAATACCGGTTTCGTATTGAAGATAAATATGGTGTTTTGATTGAAGATAACCCATCTGTGACTAGTCCTGTTGGAATAGATGGGGTTACTTCAGATATTGTTAAAGATGGAAATGAAGATCAAAAAAGTATTAATGATAAAAACATTCAAGAAGTTAGTAATGTTGATATGCTGAGGGCTTTGGCAGTTCGAAAGGACGGGCAACTAGTTCGTACAAACTGTCATACAAAAGAAGGTTTTGGCGGCGGTATCTATCGTTTTGAATCACTTTCAAGCAAAGTTGACAATAATGGTACATACATTGCCTCAACTGCCGCAGCTGGCACGTGGGTATTACAAGACAATTTGAAGTTTGAGCATTTCGGTGTAACTGATGATGATATTGATCAGTCAACAAGAGTGCAAAAATGCATAGATTATGCATTGGAAAATACAATCACATGCTATGGTTTTGAGAAAGCCTTTAAATGTCGCATTGATAATACGCTAGTATTTAGTGCAGTCCCAAATCCTACTGACTGGGGGATGCCAACAGATCGCACAGAAGTGACGATGAATGGTACTAGTTTTGTGTCTTCAGTAAATAATTTAACATATATCCGAATTTTACGTGATCGTGTTGAATTTAAAGATACTTTGGCTGTGGATGGGAAAGGCTCAACTGGTCAGATTGGTATAGCATTAGGTTATGAAAAAACAGATGACCCGATGGACACATCTTTACGTCGATCAGCATGTTTCATGGTTTTAAATGGGTATTTCCCTGCAAATATTGACATTGGTATTAAATCGAATATCCCGCGTTCAATTAACGGCTCTGCTTACGGTATGTATAACCACAAAGTATTCAATTTTGATGCTCGTCATGTGAATATTGGGTGGTACGCAGATAAAGGATTTGCTGATGATCCGGTTACAAACAAATTAACGCGTACACGTGTATTTGGATTTGGTCATATTGATGGCTCATGCTCCTTCTATATGTTGGCATGTGAATCTTTTAAATGCTATGGATACAGTGGCGAACACTTAAAACGTGACGATGCTCGTTTACCAGATGGCAAAGCAGTTGGCTGGTATTCTCCAGAAAAATCAAATCCAATTGACACTTATCAAAACTCTTATAACTATATCAGCGGTTTCATTGAACAATCATATCGAGAATATGTTAACCAAAGTCCTTTTTTCACGTGGGATGTTCAGAGTTGGTTTACGGAAACTTCAATTGATGTAGCTAAGCAAGGCGTTGCCGAACTTTCGCTTTCAAAAATGGGAATTGGCTCAAATGGTACATTCATTGAAAATAAATCTGTTAAAGATTTTCACTTTAAAAATGGCGGGTTTAGAACCGCAGTTGTGACAATTACATCAAATTCAGCAGCAAACGCATCATTACCCGATTTTTACAAAAATAAGGACTTCTACGGGAATGTGCAATGGTTGCCGATGGCAAACGATTTTGAAGATACCGGTTTACTTATATTGACTGATTTTTTCTATTCAGATGGTGGATTTAGACAGTTTGTTTCACAGTACAGGAATGGCGCATGGTCACCTTGGGGGGATTTATCTTACAAGTATGGTATTGGTAATAACGATATCTCTATCATAAATAAATCTTTAGATACTTTTAAGTTTGTCAGTGGTGGTGTTCGTTTTGCTCAAGTGACAATTACTGGCGAAGATGAAGTTTCGGGTCGTTCATGTCCGAACGGCAGTTATTTTTACGGAGCTATTCAATGGATACAGACAAATGAAACCGAAGGTAAGCAGATCGCTTATAGTACAGCACCCGGTTCGAATAGTAGTCGATCATATGTGAATGGCGCATGGACGAACTGGGTTGATCTTTAATACCCAACAAACCATTACGAGCCCTAGCTTTTAATAAGTTAGGGCTTTTTTATTGCCGAAAAATTAGGGGGAGACTCATGCAAGAGCATGAAAAGATGGCGCTTCAATTAATCTTAATGGGAGTAGTAATTGCTATGGCAAAAGTACTCATTAGCACTGAAAAATTAACATTGCGAGTTGTGTTGGGTCGTGCAATTTTAAATGGATTTACAACACTTGGAGCTGGTGGCGCTCTTATTTGGATTTCAGATCTAAATATGCTTGCTATTCTGGGCCTTGGTGCATTCTTAGGGACATTAGGCAGTCAATTTGTTGAGGCACAAGCTGAAAAGTTTGTAAAAGATAAGGTAGGCACTAATGAAGATAAGTAATTCTGGAATCAACCTAATCAAAAGCTTTGAAGGTTTACGTCTCAAGGCATACGATGATGGTGTTGGGGTTTGGACAATTGGCTTTGGCACTATCAAATACCCTAATGGTGTCCGAGTAAAAGCAGGTGATAGCTGTACATCCCAACAAGCTGAAGACTATTTGCGTAATGATTTATCAGCATTTGAAAGTGCCGTGAATCGTCTAGTAAAAGCTAAGATCACTCAAAACCAATTTGATGCTTTAGTTTCATTTACCTATAACCTTGGTGAAACCAATCTAAGTAAATCAACTTTACTTAAAAAATTGAATGCTGGCGATTACCAAGGCGCTGCCGATCAATTCCTTGTGTGGAACAAAGCAGGCGGCAAGGTTATGAAGGGCCTAGTTCGTCGCCGAGAAGCAGAGCGAGCACTCTTTTTAAAGAAGTAACTTATATGTGCAAACGTACCAAAGTTGCATCGATCATCACATTGCTGTGCTTAATCTTCTCAGGTTGCACAGCTCACACCATTAACACGTCTGTTAATGTTGGAATATGTGTTAAGGCTCTATGACTAGGGCTATTTAGAACTTTTAATTATTTCATTTACTGCATCTTCAAAAGTAAGAGACTCATTCTTTTCTCTAAAGTCCTCAATTATCTTTAGTGTTTCTGGCAAAAACCACACTTCTTTTGCTTTCATGCCTTGTTCTTTTTTCTTGTCTCGTTCTGCCTTTTTTCTTTCTGCTGATGTTTGAGCCATTACCAGTTTTCCTCAATCTCAGTTTCAACTTCTTCACTTTTACGATGGCCTAAAAATTCAACTTTGCCATTAACAACTAGCCAGCCGTCATTTTCTTCAACTGCATCAAAACCTAGTTCTATAGCAATTAAGGCGCGTAACTTTTGGTTTTCAAAATAAGTGTCATCTTGTTCAGCATCATCACAATCAACAACAAAATTTGGATGATTCTCTAAAAACTCAGGATTATTTTCTAAATATTCTTCAATGTCTGATTTTTCGCAAATAGAATCAAACTCTACAGTGTAGATGTAATCACCGTAGTCACCATTAGCTGTAAGTGCAATGTTTTCAGAAGTGAAAATACCAGCATAATCACCATGACCTTTGATGATTTCTTTTAATTCTTGATTGCTAGTAGCATGATAAGTTTTCATTGCTGTTCTCCTTGAATATGTACTAATCATATAACGTGACTAGTCACAATGCAAGCATTATTTTAATTATTTTTAATCTTTTTTATACTTTCATAAAAATGGAGATAGCAATGCAAGTCATGATAATGGTTTCGGAAGCGGGCAGGATGGAGAATACTTGCAATCTACCCGCTGATTTAGATAAGAACGGGAATGTTCTTAAAATCTACGACTACTCATTAAAAGAGTTGCCGATTAATTTGGATGGCACTGTGACTTACAACGGCAAAAGATGGACCTTTGATAAGAAGCAAAATTACCTCTAAACCTGTGGATAAATAGCGCATTACGCCAAATATACGCCAAAATATAGTTAAGTTATTGATTTTATAAAATAGATTGGTGCGCCCGGCGGGGATCGAACCCACGACCCCAGGCTTCGGAAACCTGTACTCTATCCAACTGAGCTACGAGCGCACATGTGTGGGGCACATCATAGGAAAAAAACACCGGTAGGTAAAGCACGAAATACAT